CAATAATATAGCTAAAGATACAGATCCATTTACATTGCACATTTTGTATGCTACAGGGATGACCACAAAAGAGATGGCAAAAATCATATATGATAATCGATGTATGGTAAATTTGAATAAGCCACATTTCTTTCTGGCAGTTTTGGGAGATGATACAGCTCTCACTAAGGGTGATATTGCCATGTGTTGTGATTTTTCACGTTTTGATTCTACACAACACAAAGAGCAACATGAAGCTTTTAGAAAGATGATGACTTGTCCTAATAACGAAGAAGCGGTGAAACATATGAGGATGGCAGCAGACGCAAAGACAAAAATAACAAATCCTCAATCTGGAGAAAGATACGATGTGCCAACTGTTGGTTTAAAAACAGGATGTCCTGAAACAAGTGTCTCTAATACTACGATAACTGCAATGTCCGTGTATATGGCGTTACTCGATTCATTTCCTGATGAAAAAGAAGAAAAATGGTTAACTCATGTACCGTGGTTTCTTGAGCATAGAGCAGGATTTTTACCAAAGGCTTCCGTACAAAATTTGAAAACAGGTGTAGAGTTTTTAAAGAATATATTCATATTGCAACAAGATGATATAGTTGTTATTCCTTTGCTGAGTTCTTTGGCAAAAAATTGGAAAATTTTTGACACATCCGAGATTAATAGTACCATTGTCCAAATTGAAATCAAAAGAACAAGTTTGTGTGGAGTCTGTATACATGCAACTTTTGGGTAAAGGAGACTTGTCTAAGGTTCCAGGGTTTTCATTGTGGTTGAAAACTTTAAAAGAAATGTCGCTGACGAGACAATCTTATAGACACGCTTACCAAACGAAATTTGATACCAATGAGGTGACGAAAGATACACTAGAGATTGCGTATGAAACAAGATATGGCCTTGATATACAATCTGTTATGGAACTGTTTGAAAATTTGTCCAAAATTCCAAGAACTCAATATCCTTTCAATTATTGCGCTGAAGTCTTGAACATTTCAGTAATGAAGGATTATGGAATAGAACTTTGACGACGCTGGGGAGGGGCCATTATCCCTTCCCCTTACGTTTATAAGAAAATCAGCCTTATTAGCCGATTTTCCCTTATTGATAGTAACCGAACTTCAACTTCACTCTTGGGCGAAAGCAGATCTGTGAAATGTGATGCGGCTGTCAGTTTGGCAAAACAAATATCTAAACGTAATAATGGAAAAAACAGGAGCAACGCAGCTTGAATGCGAGTCAATAGAAAGGTTCAAAATCCTTTAAAAAATTTGAAAGAGACGTAAGTGCAATC